TTAAAAGTTTTTTGTAACTTTGTAAAACAAAAGAGGTTCTTTGACATAATGGTGATGAATAAAATGGTTCGGTGGTGGAATTGGTATACACGACAGGTTTAAGCCCTGTTGCCCTTTGAGGCTTGTGGGTTCGAGTCCCACTCGGACTACAGAAAAAAAAGTTTAAAAAAGTTTGGCAGATTGAAATAGATTATATATCTTTGTAAGACAGAAAACGGGGGTAGGAAGTGAGAGGTTGGTGCCCTACTCCCGTGAAGAAAGAAGAAGTTCATTGAAATAAAGATATGTGGTTGTAAGAAACGGGAAACTCGTAAAGTGCATTAACCTGTTGACACAAGATGGTGAAACGAGAGTTTGTGTCAACTACTAAACTACAAATTATGGTGCGGTAGCTCAGTAGGTAGAGCAAAGGTTTGAAACGTCTTGTGCCGGTGGTTCGATTCCATCCCTCACCACAAACATCGCGGGGTAGTAGCAGTTGGTAGCTCGTCAGGCTCATAACCTGAAGGTCGTCGGTTCGAGTCCGACCCCCGCTACTAAATCATTGCGGGCGGCAAGGTTGGTATCTTGGGAAGTCTCATAAGCTTCTTAAATGTGGTTCGATTCCACAGCGGCGCAACTAAATGCTGACGTACCGGTGGATGCTTATATCATCTATGACCGTAGAGGAAAGTTTAAAACGTTGGTTCGAGTCCAACCGTCAGTACAATAAGCGGAAGTAGCTCAATTGGTAGAGCTCCTGCCTTCCAAGTAGGTGGTTGAGGGTTCGAGTCCCTTCTTCCGCTCAAATTTGGGCCTGATGCCGACGGCAGGTCGACTGATTTGCAATCAGATCGTTTGGGTTCGATTCCCACAGTGTCCACAAAAAAAAGTTTAAAAAAGATTTGGTAGATTGAAATAAAATACCTATCTTTGTTAAAGAAATAAAATGGTCCCATCGTCTAACGGTTAGGACGTTAGGTTTTCATCCTAGAAATCGGAGTTCGATTCTCCGTGGGACTACAATGAGTAAGAGATACTCAGAGTCTTTTATCCAAGACTCATTTAACAATGGATAGGGGTAAAAAATGTCTACCGACAGACTTTCGGTTCGGGTTAAAGGTACCAAGGTTCAGGACCTCCGACGTATTGAACTGACTTTTTCAAGGAGTAAGATCCGCAGGGTTGCAAACAGAAAACCGGGAAATCTACTCACTATAATCTCAGGTGGGGTAATTTTGGGCTATTGGTGAAATGGTATCATATCTGACTGTCTATCAGAAATCGACGGATCGTAACCGTCATAGCCCGCCAAAAAAAAATAATCCACAGTGGGTTCAAAAAACATTTAGACCGTATATTTATATATAAAGAGATAATATGTTTAATAAATGTTTATATTGTGGTAAAGATGTAAAAAACAAATACTGCGGAGTATCTTGTCAAAATTTCCACCAACAAAAAGGTAAAAAAAAGAATAGAGAATCTATTGAAAAAAGGACTCAAACTAAACTAAAAAAATGGAATGAGTTTGAAGTTTCTTGTCATACTTGCAACACACCATTTATTGTTAAAGAATATAATGTAGAAAAACCAAAAAAAGAAAAATACTTTTGTTGTAGGTCTTGTAGTAATGTTAGGGTTTGGACTGAAGAACAAAGAAAAAAAGTAAGTGAAACCGCTAAAAATTCTGAAAAGGTAAAAAGGGCAAATAAAATTATTGCAGAAAATAATAGAGGAGTTAGAAAGGTAAATGGTGTTAAAATACCAGTAATAACTATGATTGAAACACCTTGTTTACATTGTAATTTACCAATTTTACATAAAAAAAGTAAAAAAAGAAAATACCATCACGAATGTTGGTTAAAAATTTCTGGTGGTATTAGAGAAGGATCAAGTAGGGGTAAATACGGTGTGTATAAAGGATATAAATGTGATAGTAGTTATGAACTGGCTTGGGTCATATATCAGTTAGAACACAATTTACCATTCCAAAGAAACTACGAGGGGTTTAACTACATCTATTCTGGAAATAATCATACATATTATCCTGACTTTATATTACCGGATAATAGTTACGTTGAAATTAAAAATTTTAAATCGGAAATAACTGAAGCTAAAATAAAACATTTTCCACATAAAATAGTTGTTTTATATAAAGAAGAAATTAAAGAGAAAATACTACCATACGTGATTTCAAAATACGGTAAAAATTTTATTGATTTATACGAAAAACATTTGGTAGATTGAAATAGATTACATATCTTTGTAAAACAAATAAGATAGTCAGGTGGTGCAAATGGTAGACAGTCGGTTGGTTAAACCGAAAGCTTGTGGGTTCAAACCCCATCCTGACTACAAAAAATAAAAATAAAATGGAAAAAATAGTAAGTATAAAAATTCTTAGACCAATTACATTACCAATTATAGGTATGTTCCTTATCACCTATATTATTGTGGCATATGTATTTGACTTGGAAATGTAAACAAATAGTTAGGTGGCGGAATGGTAGACGTTATTAGAGGTAAATCCCTGTAGGTAAAATCACAAAGAAACACCTATGAAAAGTATAGAATCTTGTCCTGACTACGTGGGAAAGATCTATCCCGAAATTAGAACATGGATCACAAACACGTAAACCTAAGTACCTGTACAGCGGTGAGTAACGGGCTAAGTTAGATACAATTCCTCGGAGCTGGGAGTAGAATGCTTAGGGGCGTGTTTTTAAAATATAAAAAACTATGACACCATTATTGTTTCTTTTCTTTATTATGTTTATTTTTTCAGTAAGAAAACGAAGATAAAATTATTGGTTGGTCAGGAGCGTAAAGAAGTCTGGTACTGAATCCATCTGTTAAAGATGGTTGCTCATAGTGGGTTCGACTCCCTCCCTGACAACACTTGACATTATTAAATTAATGTTTTATTATTAATTAAAACCGGGTAGCTCAGCTGGTAGAGCAATCCTATTTAAACAGGACGTGTCATTGGTTCAAACCCTTTCCCGGTTTTTTTCTTTATAAAATTAAAATATTATGAAAAAGTTTCTTTTATTGGTTTTGTCTTATGTTCTGTCATTCAGTATTGTTTGGATTGGTTTGGGGTTGTTCAAATACTATTTGGAATCAGAATCATCAATCGGAACTTTTTTAATTGGATTAGTTGGTTTTTTCGTTGCCATTAATCCTGCTATGGATGTTTGGGAAAAATTATTCAAACGCTGGTTTAAAATCAAAGAATAATAATTTAATAGTATGATCCACTCAAGAGGAGTGTTGGAACGGAGTTTGTTAATCTATTTATAAAAAAAAACACAATGGAAGTAATTATCGCATGTTTGGTACCGGTCGCATTTATTGGTATTATGTTGGTGTCATATTTGACATACAAGGACAAATAAAAAAAGGGACCGAAGTCCCTTTATATTATTTAATGTCTGTTGACTCTATTAGAGTATAAGAAAACTTATTTCCGTGAATTTTAGATGCCTTCTTACATAAAGACATAAACACATCAAAGTCTTTTACTCTTTTGAATACCTGACAACCTTCAGACCAATTTTCTACCCACTGAGAGTCTTGACCTGCTTTGTGGATGTTAATACCAAAAATACCTGTATCAGTTTTTGTTTCTTCAAAAATAAGGTCTTTGTTTGCATCTCTCCAAACAGTTACATTACCAAGTCTTTGACAAAGAGCTTCGTATTTTCCTTGATGCAAATCAATTTTCCATACGCCTCTGTATTGTCCCGGTACTAATCTTGCAACACCATTTTTGTTATGGAATTGTTGTACACCCTTTTTACCTGGATCACATGTTGCCATCCAACAATAGTATTGCCAAGCACCTTTTTCATCTTTAAATGATAATGTAAGGTGATCATCAAACACGTTTGTTACTTTTTTTGCAACTGAAGGTGCGTTATTTCTTACTCCTACGATATTCACATCGTAACTTTTGTTGTTTGCGTCTTCAAACCAAACATACCCTTTGGCTTTTACGGCAGCCTCAACCTGTTCTCTTGTGTAACTCATAATAATTAATTTTCATTATAAATATTGTGATTTTTGAAAAGTAAAGAGTTAAGGTATATTTATTAATATGATTAAAAAACGTAAACTATTAATAATACCATCTGTAATATTGATGGTTATTTTTCTTTTAACTAAAATTTTTGTTTTATCGGGGCTTATTGGGGCCACTGATATAACAAGAATTATTGAGATATCTTGCTTTTTATTATTTTCCCCATTATTTTATTTCTTAATGAAATCTCAAACCGTAGAATTAAAAGGTGAATTATTAAAACAAATAAAAGATAGTGAGGATTTTATTGATTCAGCAACAATAGTTTCTGTTGCAGATAAATACGGTAAAATAACATATGTTAATAAAAAATTTGAGGAGGTTTCAGGTTGGTCTTTAGATGAGGTTAAAGGTGAAGATCATAGTGTTGTTAACTCTGGATTACAACCTGATGGGTATTGGGGTAAGATGTATGAAACCGTTATGAAAGGTGAGATATGGAATGATGTTGTGACCAATAAAGGAAAGTCAGGAGAACTTTATTATGTTGATACATATATTAAGGCAAAATTTGACAAGAATGGTAAGTTGGAAGGGTTTTCATCAATTAGACAAGATGTTACGGAGCTTAAGAAAAAAGAAGTGGAAATTCGTAATAGAATGAACGCAATAAATAAATCTAATGCTGTTATTGAGTTTGATTTGGAAGGAAACATAATTTTTGCTAACGAATTGTTTTTAACAACTATGGGTTATTCATCAATTGATGAAGTTGCGGGAAAACACCATAGAATTTTTATAGACGAAGACCATTCAAAAAGTGAGGAGTATTCACTTTTTTGGAAAAAATTAAATGACGGTATATTATTTACTGGTGAAATCACTAGAGTTAAAAAAGATGGTTCTTTAGTTCATCTACAAGCAACATACAATCCGATTGTTGGTTTGGATGGTAAGATTTATCGTGTTATGAAAATAGCAACAGACGTTACCAATTCTTACGAACAAAAGAAAGAGATTGAAAAGAAAAATACCTATTTAGAACACGCAGCAAAGATATTAAGACATGACATGCACTCAGGTATTAATACATATATGCCAAGAGGGTTAAGTTCTTTAGAGAGAAGATTAAAACCCGAAGACATAGCCGATTTAAAAATAGAAGCACCAATTAGAATGATTAAGGAAGGACTTAAACATTCACAAAAAGTGTATAAAGGGGTGTATGAGTTTACAAATCTGGTTAAAAAAGATGTGGTTTTAAACAAAGCAGAATGTGATTTAAAAGTGATCCTATCTGATTATCTATCATCAACCGCATATAGTAGTCAAGTTATTATTGAGGACTTACCAACAATAGAAGTAAACGAGGCGTTATTTTGTACTGCGGTTGACAACTTGATTAGAAACGGGTTAAAGTATAATGATTCTGACACTAAGTTTGTTAAAATTTATTCTGATGAGAATAATATATACATTCAAGATAATGGTAGAGGGATTACACAACAAGATTTTGATCACCTACGTAAACCATATACAAGAAAAGAAG